TGTTCCACTAATTCAAATACAGGCACTAATCCTGATAATTTTGTAGATTTTATGAATTCTCCTGCGCCGTGGACTGGCGTAAATGGAGTAACTAGTGCTAATAGCATTGTAGGAAATCAAGCCTTGCAAAATACTATTCAAGAAAATTTAATGAATCAAAGTTATGATCAATTAGTTTCTAATGGAACTATTGTGCCACCAGCATCGGCTACACCTGCGGTAGCAACAAATACTGGACAAGTATATGATACTACTGGCACATTAGTAACAACATCGGCATTGGCACTATTATCTGTTGGACTAAATGGCGGCGGCAATGGATTATTTTCTGGATCAGCAATTACAGGATTGTATAATGATGCTGTAAGTACTTTAGGAAGTGTAGGTAACACAATTAGCAATGCGTTTTCAAGTCTCACTAGCACATCACTTGGAGATATTCCAGTTGATATTGAAAGTCTTGGTACAGATGCTATTGCGTCGTACACATCAGGATTATCAAGTTTATCAACTGGCGCTGTTGGGTTTGCGACTAGCACCTTAAACAGTATTACATCAGCTACTGGGTCGGCAGTATCCCAACTTTCTGGTTTAGCATCCGGCTTTACTGGCGGTGACGTAGCAGGAACAGTAGCATCTATATCTTCTACCGTTAGTGGAGATATTGGAGCATTAATAAGCACTGGCAGCAAATATGGAACTGATCTTGCTACTGCTTGGGCAGGTAGCGCAACTTCGGCCTTATCTAGCATTGGTTCTAATTTAGGAGAATTAGCATCGGGAGCCAGTGATGCGGCACAAAGTGCTTTTAATACAGCTCAAACAAGTTTAACTAATGGGATTGATTCTTTGGCTAAAGCCTCTCAATTTAGTATTAATTTTAGTGATTTTTCACTTAGTAGTATGGTGGCTGGAGTACAACCAGCTGCTGGATTTACAAATACAGTAGACCGAGCAACAGTTGATGCGGCAGTAACTCGGGTAATAGGCTCTCCGCTAATTACTCCGCCTTCGTTTGAATTACCTTCGCCTGATAGCTTAGGCACAATAGCAGATATTAGCTCAGCTAAAAGTTTATTAGCACAAGCGCAAGCGTTAGGGCAGGGTATAGCGTCTAAAGTAGTTAATATTTTATAGAATAAATATAATATATGGCAACTTTTATCGGATTTAACACAATTGATCAAAATAAAACATTTACACTTGTTGATTTTGAGTTAATAAAACAAGATTTACTAAACGCTTTCAACATCAGACAAGGCGAATTAGTAGGCCGCCCAGGCTACGGTACTATATTATGGTCATATTTGTTTGAAAATCAAACCCCAGAATTACAAACGGCAGTATATCAAGAAGTACAGCGAGTTATAGGTGGAGATCCTAGACTATATCTTAATAATGTTAATATGTATCCCCAACAAAACGGTATATTATTAGAATTAGAGCTACAAACGGTGGCAACAACTTCGGCCCAAATACTTTCTGTTTTCTTCAATGAACAACAGCGTTCTGCTAGTTACGTCTAAGTTAAACTACCCAGTTTATTAAAACCATAAATACTGTAACATTGGAATAACCATGGCAAAGACAACAAGACAAACTGTACTATTTGGAGTTGAAGATTGGAAAAGAATCTATCAAACTTATAGTGAAGGCGATTTTCAAAGTTACGATTTTGAAACTTTACGCAAAAGTTTTATAGATTATCTGCGTCAGTATTACCCAGAAACATTCAATGATTACATTGAATCGTCAGAATTTATTGCTTTGCTAGATGTTATGGCTTTTATGGGCCAAGCATTAGCATTTCGTACAGATTTAAACACTCGTGAAAACTATATTGATACAGCAGAGCGCCGCGATAGTGTTATTAAATTAGCAAATTTAGTAAGTTATACTCCTCAGCGTAATACAGAAGCCAGCGGTTATCTTAAAGTATTTTCTGTACAAACTACCGAAAATGTTACCGATTACAATGGAGTAGATCTTGCGAATATTACAGTTAACTGGGCAGATCCCAGTAATTTTGACTGGCAAGAACAGTTTACTGCCATACTTAATGCGTCATTAGTTGACACCCAACATGTCGGATCGCCTGGCAATGACCAAACTATTCTTGGAGTAGACACACAAGAATATACTATTAATTTAGTACCTGGATACATTCCAGTAATACCATATACTGCTACAATTAATGGAGTTAATATGCCATTTGAAGCAGTAAATGCGACTTCGTTGGGCGAAACTTATATCTACGAACCACCTCCATTACCTAACGGACAATTTAATGTTTTATATCGTAATGACGAATTAGGATATGCTAGTGCTAATACTGGATATTTCTTTTATTTTAAACAAGGTACATTACAAAATCAAGATTTTAATTTAGCAGAAAGTATTTCTAATCGTACTGTTAACATTAACATCGAAGGCGTTAATAATACTGATGTTTGGTTATATCAACTTGACAATGTAGGCCAAGTACAAGAAATTTGGAAACAAGTTCCTTCAGTCTACACAGCTGCAGTCGAACAAATGACCTCGACTATACAAAAAGCATATTCTGTAACAAGTCGAACAAACGATCAAATTACATTAATATTCGGCGACAATGTGTTTGCTTCAATCCCAGTAGGACAATTCCGTAACTATGTTAGAGCATCTAACGGATTACAATATATTATTAATCCAGAAAATATGCAATCGGTTCAAATACCTATTTCATATGTAAGTCGCACCGGTACAATCGAAACAATTACATTTACTTGCGGCATAACAACACCAGTAACTAACGCTGCTCCACGCGAAACAATCGATCAAATTAAACAACGAGCACCTGCTCGTTATTATACGCAGGATCGTATGGTTAACGGTGAAGATTATACAAATTTTCCGTTTACAAAATATAATTCTATTATTAAAAGTGCGGCACTAAATCGTAGTTCTATCGGCACTAGTCGTTACTTAGATTTAGTTGATCCCACTGGCAAATATTCGTCTACTAATGTTTTTTCTTCTGACGGAGCATTGTGGTATATTAATAATACACCAGCATTCACATTTACATATCAAACTACAAACGATATTAATAATGTTGTATTAAACGATATAACACCTCTGTTACTTCAAGCTACATTCAAACAATTTTATTATGCTTATTTCCCGCGCCCAAATTTAATTCCTTTAACTTATTCGTGGCACGAGAGTACAACTATTGTAAATGAAACCACTGGATATTTTGTTAATAGTAGTGGCGCTCCTGTCCCAATCGGTTCTACGGTTAGTAACTATGCCAAATTTATTGTTGAAACCTCTTTAGTTAAATTTGTTCCACCAAGCGGATATTATTTCGATAAGAGTAATGAATTAAAACCTGGATTACCTACAGCAGACGACGATCATTTAGTTATTTGGGCGTCCCCAACCGCAATAGTTGGCAACGGCACAAATGGTGGCACCGGTAATTTAGCTAACGGTGCTGGACCAGTAGTATTAAACACTTATGTTCCAACAGGCGCCATTCCTACAGAAGTTATCCCAGTATTAACAACTTCATTTTCGACAGCATTACAAAAATCGATTGTTAATCAAATATTCTTAAAAGCTAATTTTGGATTAGGGTATGACAGTACAGGCACAATTACTGGGACTCCTTATACATGGTACCTAATAACAGCGGCAAACCTTGATACCGGAGCGGCATGGAGTCAAACAAATGCTGGAAATACTGACGGAACTAATCTTGACGCAAGTTGGTTAATTCAAGGCACATTCAACGGAAGTCAATATACAGTGGTTTCCCGTAGTCTTAATTATTATTTTGGCAGCGTATTAGAAACACGCTTTTTCTTTGAAAATAATAAATCAATATATGATAGTCGTACTGGTACAGTTATTTCAGATTTTGCCAAAGTCTTGAGAACAAATAGTCAACCGTACAGTAATTCTCCACTACTAAGTGATATAACACTTAAAATTATTGGACAACCGGTATTAACTGACGGTTTAGTTGATGATTATCAAGTACTGGTTGGTTATCAAGATTACAATAACGATGGCATCCCAAGCGATCCAGATTTCTTTAAAGAAATAGTCGGGGTAGCACCGTCATCCACTATTACTCCAGAACCATATGTATATTTTCAGTTAACTACAGATTTTGATAATCTTGAAAGATATTTGTTACAACCTTCTGGTATAGTAGACGCTGACTGGCCAACTTTAGCAGCGTTAGAGCAAGTTAAAGAGCAATATCCAACAGGGCAAATTTTTTATGCTTATAGTCAGGATGCGTTTTATACATTAACAATAACATTATCTGGAACAAGAGTATTAACTGCTACTTCGGGGTGGGTAGCACAAATTGGACGACAAGATTTATATTTCCAATATCGACATAATAGTGCGTTAACTAATTTAATTGATCCAGGAAGCACAAATATTATTGATTTATATGTTGTAACTCTTGAATATTATACACAATATGTTCAGTGGATACAAGATACTACTGGAACTGTCACACAACCAATGCCGCCTACTATTGATCAGCTAACTACTGATTACGCTGGGTTGCAGACCTACAAGATGATTAGTGATAATATGATTCTTAATAGTGTAGAGTTCCAACCATTATTTGGTAGCAAAGCTCCAGAAGCATTAAGGGCTATTATTAAAGTTATTCCAGCGGCAAATACTAATGCTAGTAATAATCAAATTCGTAATTTAGTTTTAACCACTATGAATGCTTATTTTGATATTGCTAATTGGAATTTTGGAGATACATTCTACTTTAGTGAGTTAGCGGCTTATATACATTCACAAATAGGCACTTATGTTGCGTCTGTAGTGTTAGTACCACTAAATCCTCAAAAGAGTTTTGGAGATTTATACGAAATACAATGTGCTCCTTATCAAATTTTTGTTAATGGAGCAACTATTAATGATATTGAAGTAATACAATCATTAACAAGTACTAACTTACAAACTGCTGCTGGCAGTGGAGCAATTTAATGGCCTCAAAAATTCGTTCAGTAGATTTTTTACCTGAAATATTTCAAACTCCGGTTAACACTCAGTTTCTTAATGCCACACTTGACCAATTAATACAAGAACCAGCGTATAAACAAACACAAGGCTACATTGGTCAAAAAGTTGGCCCAGGTGTAAATGCCAATGACAATTATGTTATTGAACCAACTCAGGTACGAAATAATTATCAATTAGAACCAGGTGTAATTGCGTTAAATCCAACGACAAGTAAAATTGATGATGCTATAACTTATCCAGGAATGCTTGACGCTTTGTCAACACAAGGCGGCATAGTTGATCAACAAGATAGATTATTTGAAAGCGAGTATTATTCCTGGGACCCATTTGTAGATTTCGACAAATATAGTAACTATTCTCAATATTATTGGTTACCTAACGGCCCAGATTTAGTTACAGTAGCGCCTACTACGATCCCAACTCAGCAAACATTTACAGTTACTCGTGCCAACGGCGCATATACTTTTAGTGGGTACGAAGGAAATAATCCTACATTAACTTTAGTGCGCGACGGAAATTATAATTTTGTAATAGCACAAAATAATACTAATTCAGTTGATTATCGTGTAACTAACAACGGTACAAGTAGTTGGGCAATCGATTATGAGCCTAATCCTACATTAACCTTAGTTCGTGGCAACACATATACATGGAATTTAATACAAAATGGTCCTTATGGTTTTTATATAAAAACTGAATTATCGTTTGGTACAACTAACCTTTGGAGTGAAGGAGTTACTAATAATGGAGCTTATTCTGGCTTAGTAACATTTACTGTTCCGCAAGATGCTCCGGATGTATTGTATTATTGTAATGATACACATTATAATCTTCGAGGACAATTAAACATTATTGATGCCACTAGCGGCTCTGGCCCACAATTTTGGATTCAAACTCAACCTGGAGTCGATGGAAGACTGCCATGGTCTCCGAATATTAACGATCGATCGGTGTTGGGTGTAACAAACAACGGTATTGATTTGGGAACCGTAACATTTGATGTCCCAGCAACAATCGCGCAAGATTTTTATTATAATTTACCATTTATAAATTATCCAAGTGTAGGTACTGGCATAGTTGATTTAATTTGTTCAACATTTACATACAGTCAACTTGACGGAGTATCAGTTGATACATTTATATCAGAAAATCCTAATGGTATTGATGGTATAACTAGTCTTAATTCACGCACCTTAATTTTTACTGACGACACAACTCCTTCAGTACAGGCCAGCTTATGGCAAATTCAATATGTTGATGGATATATTCAGCTTAACAATCTGTTAACTATAGAAAATAACACACAATTTTCTATTGCGTATGGTGCAGAATATGTTAATACACAATGGTACAAAAATTCTTCGGGCGTTTACGAACAAATACCATTATTAACTGCGGCATTACCCTATATATACTATCAGGACAGCGAAGATCCAACAATATTTGGACAAATAAAATTTATTACTGAAAATACTAATGCGGCAATCCCGCCATTGTCGGTTACTGGCCTTACTACTAACGGAACATCCGTAACATTAAGTTTTGCTTCTCAATCAGTAGCGCCGTACGCTATTGGTAGTTCAATAATTGTTTCAGAAATTAATCCAACAGTATATAACGGAACTTATCCAGTAACAGCATGTACTAATTCTACTGTAACTTTTGCTAGTAACATAATAGCAACATACATTAGCGGCGGAACAATCAATTCAGTTAATGTTAATTCTTATATTAATGTTGATACTGAAATATTAGGCCAAAAAAATTATATAAGTCCAAATGGAGTAACATTTACTAACGGGTTAAAAGTTATATTCCAAGGAACGGTATATCCATCTAGTTATGTGGGAAATACTTATTATGTACAAGGTGTAGGGTCAAGTATTGTGTTAGTAAACTCTGCTAATTTAATAGTACCTGAAACTTATGCAACTGAACTTAAAATTAACAATGAGCCAGCACAATCAGATTATATTACAATTAATATAGCTAGTCCAGATCTTAATCCATGGAGTCGAAGTAACCGATGGTTCCATATTGATGTGATCGATGCTGCGGCCGCTTATAATGATCTACCACCTTCATATACAAGCGCCCAACGAGCTAATCGTCCTATATTAGAATTCCGTGCCGGAACAAAATTATTTAATTTTGGCACTCAAGGAATTTCAGCAGTTAATGTTATTGATTTTACCCAAACTGATGCGTTATTAAATGTTAATGGACAAACAGGATACGGAGTAGATGGTTATACATTAGTTAACGATAGCTTAATTATATTTGCGGCCGATACTAATCCAAATGTTAGAAATCAAGTTTATCAAGTAAATTTTATAGTACCAGATCCAGAAACATCCACAACACCGATCATTGATTTAGTACCTATTAGTACAGATCCAGTATTAGCCGATCAGGTTACTGTTTGTATTAGCGGCAACACTTTAACTGGTAAAAGTTATTATTACGACGGATCGACTTGGATTAGTACTCAGCAAAAAACCTCAGTTAACCAAGCTCCGTTATTTGATGTATATAATAGTAGCGGGTATAGTTTTGGCGACCGCACTCAATATCCAAGTAGTAATTTTAATGGCTGCAAACTATTAAGTTATGCTGAAAATCCAGATAATCCAACTGATTCTGTATTAGGTTTTCCGCTGGCATTTTTTAGCATTGATAATATTGGCGACATATTATTTGATAATAATTTATACACCGATACCTTTGTCTATACTCCAACAGGAAGTACTGGAATAACAGTTGATGTTAGTTCTGGGTTTGTACGTCAATATTCAGATCGATTAACCTTTACACGAGAAATTGGATGGCAAACAGCAGCGATTCCATCGTTGGCTCGTCAACAATTTCAATTCACTTATTCGGGCATACCATTACAATTTGATGTGGTTATTGAAACTGGGCTTGATGTTCCGGCAGCCCAAGTTTTTATTAACAATGTTTATCAAACACCGTCAACCTATACTCTTTCAGTTAATACTACTGTTAATACTTCAACAATTACACTTAATGGTTCGGGTTATGTTACCGGCGACATAATTGAAGTATTAATTTATAGTCAACAAATTAGTAACCAGGGCTTTTATGAAGTACCTATTAATCTTGAAAATAATCCGTTTAATGAAAACTCTGCACAATTTAGTTTAGGCACAGTTCGCAACCATTATAACACTATTTGCGAAAATTTACTTAAATTACAAGGCCCAATTAACGGCAGAAATAATACTCGCGATTTAGGTAACATTGTTCCTTACGGCCAGTTAATATTACAACAATCTTCACCATTAACTTTGGCTGGATATTTTTTACGCTCGCCAACTTATAATATTTTTGCTTCTTTAGAATATAATAGCCGCGAATATATCAAATATAAAAACAAATTATTAACTGCAGTTACTCGATTAAATCTTAATGGTACTGAAACAACTGCTGAAATATTAGATTTGGCAGTAAGAAATATTACCCAAAGTTTAACAAGTTCTGACCCATTTTATTGGTCAGATATGTTACCAGTGGGGACCAATTATACATCTACTACCACAGTAGTAAATCCCATCACGACAAAAGTTTTTAATACTACCCAGGTATATGATTTTACATCATCAAATTATCTTGGACTTTTGGTATATGTTAATAATGTACTATTAGTTCGTGATACTCAATATATTGTATCCACTGATGCTATGAAACTAACAATTTTAGTTCCATTGAATGTCGGTGATGTTGTTATAATTAACGAATATCCGACGACTATAAAAAATTGGTGCCCAAATACTCCTACTAAAATGGGACTATATCCTAAATATACACCTAGTATTTTTGTCGATGAAACTTATACTGAGCCAACGGTTGTAATTCAAGGTCACGACGGCTCGATTACGATTGCGTTTGGCGATATCCGTGATACAGTATTACTTGAATTTGAAAAACGCATCTATGATAATATCAAAGTAGATGATAACCCAATTCCGTTAACTACAGATGAAGTAGATCCTACATTTTATCCTAGTCAAACAACGGCATTGTTGCCTGGATTCTTCCGTACCACTCCTTATACCTATCAAGAAATTAATCAAATAATGAGTGAAGATTTTTTGACCTGGGTAGGACAAAATAAAGTTGATTATACAACACAAAATTATGTAGCAGATAATCCGTTTACTTGGAATTATAGTCAAGCGGCAAATAGAGTTAACCAAGAAGTATTCTTACAAGGTAATTGGCGCGGCATTTACCGTTATTTTTACGATACAGAAACACCTAGCATGACACCGTGGGAAATGGTTGGATTTTCTGAAGAACCAGCCTGGTGGATATTGCGTTATGGGCCAGCGCCATATACGTCTGGTAACACAGTTTTATGGGACGATTTAGAAGCCGGTATTGTCGGTGATCCAGCCGGTCCATATGTACTTCCAGAATATGCTCGACCAGGATTAAGTAAAATCATACCTGCTGGCACAGAAGGCGAACTATTGCCGCCTAATGAATGTATTATGGGCAGAAATAATCCATATGGTTTCCAACAATCCTGGATATCAGGCGACGGCAGTCCGGTACAAGCATCATGGTGGAACAGTAGTTCTTATCCGTTTGCTATTATGCGTATGTTAGCATTGACCAAACCCGCAGAATTTTTCTCCCTTTATGCCGATAGAGATTTATATCGTTATAATACCGCATTAGGTCAGTATTTGTATAAAGATCGCTATCGTTTAAATGCGTCCGGGGTACAAATATATGGTAATGGTGTAAGTAAAGCATCTTATATTAACTGGATTGTTGATTACAATCAGCAGTCGGGAATTAATAGTACGACAACATTGACGGATGCCTTAGCAAACTTAGATGTTCGTTTATGCTATCGGATGGCAAGTTTTTCAGATCCAGTATATGTTCAATTATTTACTGAGCGTGCCGGCCCTAATTCTACTAATAATGGATTAGCAATATCGCCGTCAAGTTATGATTTATTATTTTACAAAAATCAACCATTCAATCAAATTACATTTAGTTCTGTAATAGTAAAAGTAGAACAATTAGGAGCTGGTGGTATTGGCTATTCTGTTTACGGTTATAGTAATGTACAACCTTATTTTGAAATATTAGAAAGCAACCCTTCTGGATTGTATAATACTCTTACTGCTGGTAATTTATCGGTTCAAGTACCCACTCAATACACTACTAATGTTAAACAAATACCTTATGGATATGTGTTTACTACGCCTTCTAGCTTGTGTGATTTTTTATTAAGTTATGGTGCTTGGTTGTCAAGCCAAGGTTTGATATTCGATAATGTGTATAATGGATAT